CCTGCGAGCCACTCTGGAGCAGGCCTACAAGTCCACCGGCGTGCGGCCTGCCGCCCTCGACACTGCGGTCGTGCCCTTCTGCGCCAACCACATCATGGAGTGGTTCTGGGAACTGAACGCCGCGCGGGGCTCGAATGGGTTCGGCGCGCTGCCGCTGGGGTTCGGTGACATCGCGTCCTGGGCTTCGCTCACGGGTCGGCTCCTGCGGCCCCTCGAGGTCCGGCTGCTGCGCGTGGTGGACCGGGAGTTCCTGTCGGTGATGAACAAGGTGGAGGCTTAAATGGCGGATTTGGCCTCGCTCGTGATCAAAATCGACGCCAGCGGCGCCGTGGCTCCCCTCAAGGAGACCGAAGCCGCCACGGAAGCACTCATCAAGAAGCAGGACGCGTTCCTGCTGAGCATGGACAAGCAGGCGGCGACACTGGGCAAGGGAGCCGCCGCCCTGCGTGCCTACAAGGCGGAGCAGCTCGGCCTCACGGGTGACAAGACCTTCGAGAACCTGAACAAGCAGATTTCAGACCTGGAGAAGTCGGGACCGTCCGCCATCGACCAGATGGCGACCAGGATCGAGGGGCGCATGGGGACCATGGTCCTCCGAATGGGCGTCCACTTCGCCCTGGTCACGCTCGCCATCGGGGCAATCACTGGTGTCTACCACATGCTCACGGACGCCTCCACGAAGCTGGCGGAGGACCAGAAGTCCGCCTGGGGCTCCGTGATGGACGACATCCAGAAGGCCATCGATAAGGCGGACGAATACAACACCAAGATCGGCCTATCCACGGGCGCGAAGGCTGGGATGAAGGCTTACGACTGGGCCGCTACGGTGGCGCACGGTAAGGCCTCGGATGCCTACGCCAGCCAGTTGCAGATGGAGAAGACCCGCGGCATGACCGGGTGGTCGGACCAGGAGGAGGCCGACTACCAGCGCACGCTCAAGATGAAGACCGACTACCTGCGACAGGAGCAGGAGGCCATTGACGCAGCGGGCGAACTGTTCCGGCAGGAGTCCCTGGCGCAGAGCACGAACGACCGCACGGCTATGGAGCACAACAGGGACGCCGCTGCCGCTGCCCGCCTAGAGCAGCAGCAGTCCTGGCTCAAGGCCCTCCAGACCGAGGTCGCTACCTGGGGCATGAACGAAGCCGCCCTGAAGCGGTATCAGCAGGCGCAGTTGGGGCTCAGCGGGAGTGCATCGGCCAACGCCATCCTCAACCGCCGCGAGGCCATGGCCGCAGACAGCAAGTACGACCACAGCATGGCGCGTGGCGTCACCATGGTGGGCGAACTGGATGCCGACACCGCCGCAGGCGCTGGCCTTGGCATTGGCGCCATGGGCGAGCGCCTCCAACTCATCGACGAGATGCTGGAGAAGCGTGCCGCCCTTCGGCGGGAATACTCCCAGGACCAGCAGGCGCTCAAGGACGAAGCTGAGGCTGAAGAAGCCGCCCTGAACCTCGTGATCCCCGGACGCGCCGAGATCATCAAGTACGCCGAGACCTACGAGAAGTTGGTGGCGGCACGGAACGCGGGCAAGGTCTCCGCCGAGCAGTTCTCCTACGGCGAAAAGGAACTCCTCCGCCGCACCCAGGAGTCCATCCCCGTAATGACCGACATGTTCGGCAACCTGCGGGACACCATCACCAGCTGGTCCAAGTCCAGCACGGACGCCTTCGTGGAGTTCTGCTTCACGGGCAAGTCCACCTTCACCGACCTCATCAACTCCATGCTCAAGGACCTCGCCCGCCTGGCGGTGCAGAAGAACCTGATGGGGCCGCTGTTCGACTACCTCAGCGCCGGTTTCAACAAGTGGAACGCGGGCGGCAGCGGTGGCGCGGTTTCCCTGTCTGGCGCTACGGACCCAAACAACTTCACGCCAGTGGGCGCGGCCAGCACTTCCGGCGCCGTCGCCCCGCAGATCACCGTCAACATCACCCCCGGCGGCAAGGCTGATGTGTCGGCCAGCAATGCGTCCGCGCAGTCCATGGACCTCGCCAAGACCATGCAGCCGGTGCTAAACAAGTGGGCGGTGGACCAGATGCGGCCCGGTGGCCTGCTTGCGGGGGCACGCGCATGACCGCCTTCACCTACTCCTCCCCCGACTGGGGCTGCTCGCCCACCCTGACGCCTCGCGTGCTGACCGTGACCTTCGGGGACGGCTACGAGCAGCGGGTGCCGGACGGGCTCAACACCATCCTGCCGTCCTGGCCGCTGAACTTCACCAAGCGCACCCAGGTCGAAGCGCAGGGCATCTACGCGTGGCTCATCGCCAACAACGCCCACTACACCCCCTTCGACTGGGCCGCGCCGGGCGAGGGCACGGCAACCCTTGAGCCCTTCGGGACGGGGGACGGGGCGCGCACGCAGTTCACGCTCGTGGCGCTGTCGAGGCCTTGCACGGCTACGCCGTCGGCGATCTATGTCAACGGCGTCCTCAAGACGCTCACCACCGACTACACCGTGACCGGCAACCTCATCACCTTCGTGGTGGCGCCCGGGGCGGCTTTGCCCCTCACCTGGACCGGCACCTACACGCGCAAGCACCTGGCCGTCTGGACGCCACCCAAGCCTGACGCGTTCAACAACTGGAGCATCTCTGCGACCTTCCGCGAGGTGCCCGCGTGAGTCTGCCCCTCACGGAAATCCAGTCACTCAGCCCGTCTGCGCTCATCGAACTGTTCGTGCTGGACGCCACGGTGCTGGGCGGGTCGACCTACTACTTCCACGCGGGCACCAACGGGCTGGCGTCCAACATTGTCTGGAACGGCGTGACCTACACCGCCTTCCCGATCAAGGCGGACGGGTTCGAGTGGACCAGCAAGGGCACGCTGCCCCGGCCCAAGCTGACGGTCAGCAACATCGACGGCGTGGTGGGTGCGCTGGTGCATAGCCTGAACGACCTGGTGGGCGCGAAGGTGACACTAAAGCGCACCTTTGCGAAGTATCTGGACGCGGTGAACTTTCCTGGTGGCTACAACCCCACCGCCGATCCCACCGCAGCCTACACGGACGAGCCGTGGGTGGTGGAACGCAAGACGCTGGAGACCAAGGAAACGCTGGAGTTCGAGCTGTGCGCCCCGATGGATGTGGTCAACGCCACCATTCCCAAGCGGCGCATCACGGCGAACATATGCGGCTGGGTCTACAAAGGCACCGAGTGCGGTTACACCGGCGCCAAGGCCACCTGTGAGAAGCGGCTGACCAGCAGCAACGGGGACGGCGGCTGCAAGGAGCACTTCGTCGTCACCACCGGGTCCATCAGCCTGTCGTCCACCATCACGGCGAACACCTACACCCGCACCGTGGGCAGCTTCATCTCTGACGGCTTCCAGACCGGCCAGACGGTCTACGTCAACGGGTTCACCAACACCGCGAACAATGGCGCCCATGTGGTCACCAATGTGGCCGCGCTGGTCCTGACCGTGGCCGAGGCGCTGTCCACCGAGACGGCGTCCACCGGGAGGAGCATCACCTCGAATCCTGATTTACCCCTGGGCTGCTTCCCAGGAACCAGCAAGGTGCGATAGTGACCCCCGCCCTGCTGGAGCAGATCCTGGACCACGCCCGCGCCGAGGCCCCGCGTGAGGCGTGCGGCGTGCTGGTGTGGGACGGTGCCAACGGCGCCACCTACCGGCCCTGTCTGAACCTGGCCGGGGACGACGACCACTTCCAGATCGACCCCACCGACTGGGTGGACGCCGAGGACGCCGGGACGGTCCTGGGCGTGGTCCACAGTCACCCGGGCGGAACCTGCGAGCCATCTGAAGCCGACCTGCGCGGCCTGGAGCGGTCGGGCGTGCCGTGGTGGATCGTGGACCTCTACGGTGCATGGAAGCGCCTGACGCCGCCGTCCTGGAAGCTGCTGGGCCACCCCTTCGCCTGGGGGATCCAGGACTGCTACACGCTGGCCCGGGACTACTACGGCGGGCTCCCTGACTTCCTGCGGGGGCCCGGGTTCTGGACCCTGCACGACCTGTTCGGCGCGGGGCTGGCTTCGGCGGGGTTCGCCCCCTGCACAGGCCCCGAAGTGGACGACGCCCTGTTGCTCTCCATTCGTGGCGGCGGCGTGGCCAACCACTGCGCGGTCTATCTGGGCGCGGGGCGCATCGCCCACCACCTGCCAGGGCGACTGAGCCGCGAGGAAGACCTGGGGCCGCTCAACCGGGCGGTAGTGGCTGTGGTGCGGAGGACGGCATGAAGACGGTGAAGCTCTACGGGGCCATGCGGAAGCAGTTCGGGCACAAGTTCGTCTTGGATGTGGCGAACCCCGCTGAGGCCATCCGCGCCCTGTGTGTGATCCGGCCCGGGTTCCGTGCCTACCTCGAAACCAACAAGGACCGCCCCTTCCGCGTGCTGGTGGGTGGCGAGGCGCGGGACCTGGACGGGCTGGGCCAGCCCAGCGGGGCGTCCGAGGTCATCAAGCTGGTGCCCGTGGTGGGCGGCGCCAAGGACGGGTTCGATCAGATCCTGGTGGGTGCTGCGCTCATGGTGGCGTCCTACTACATCCCCGGCGCCTGGACGCTTGGCTCCATGAGTGTGAGCGGGGCCGTCGCCTCCATGGGCGTCGCCATGATGCTGGGTGGCGTCGCCCAGACCCTGGCACGGACGCAGCAGGTGGACCCGGGCAACGGTAACAGCGGCATCCAGACCTGGACCTTCGGCAGTCCCACCCTGACCGTGGGCCAGGGCAACCCGGTCCCGCTGTGCTACGGCAGGATGCGGATCGGCGGGCACGTCATCAGCGCCGGGGTGGCTGCGGAGACCTGGCAGGACAAGGGCTTCGGCGCCCTCGCCTCGGACAACCTCGGCACGCTCAGCGGCAACGGCGACACCGTGCCCTGGGTTGCTGCCATCGCGCCGGTATAGGGAGATCCCATGGTCCAGGTCTTCGACAGCAGTACCGGGTGGAGCGGCTCCAGCAGCGGTGGGACCGGCACGCCCAACGGCAACAACCCGCACAGCAACGGCTACCAGGACGCCAATGTCCCCGAGACGGGCACGCTCCAGATCCTGCTGGGCGAGGGCAGGATCGAGGGCCTCTACAACGGGTTGCAGTCCGCCTACCTGGACGCCACGCCGATCATGCAGGCCAACGGGTCCACCTCCAACTTTAATGGCGTCGCCTTCGCCCTGGTCGCCGGGACGAACACGCAGCCGGCCATCCAGGGCATCAGCGGCGTGGAATCCGAGACCAGCGTCAATGTCCAGGTGCCTCAGGCCACGCCGGTCACACGCACGGTGACCAGCAACTGCGACGGCGTGCGGGTCCGCATCGCCATCCCGGCCCTGTCCTACACCGACCCCAGCAACGGGAATTACACCTCGAACACGGTCACGGTGAAGATCGAGCGCAAGCACGCCACCTACACCGGCGGCGTGTTCCAGACGGTCACCCTGGACAACGGCGGCATCATCAAGGGCGGCCCCTACTCCACCAAGCTGACCAAGGCCTACCGCATCGACACCCCGGTGGCTGGCTCCTGGGACATCCGCGTGACCCGCGTCAGCGCCGACGACCCCGACATCTACCACCTGTCGCAAACATGGTGGGAAGCCTACACCGAGATCATCGACGCCCACCTGCGCTACCCCAACAGCGCCGTGGCGTCCATCCGGGTCAATGCCAAGCAGTTCTCCACCATCCCGCAGGCCACCTTCGACATCCTGGGCACCCGGGTCCTGGTCCCGTCCAACTACGTGCCCCGCCGCGACCTCATCCCCACCACCGTGGCTGTGGACGCCACCGGCAAGACCTTCACCCGCCCCTCCGGGGACTGGACGGCGGACGGCATCGCCATCGGCCAGCAGATCAAGACCCAGGGCTTCTCCTATCCCGGCAACAACGGCTTTTTCGTGGTCTCCGGCGTGTCCGCGCTGGTCATCACTTGCAGCACGGCCATCGGCCTGGTCACTGAGGGCGCAGGCACGAACCGCATCGTGACCCGCCCCGCCACCTACTACACCTCGGGCTTCGGCACCACCGCGGGCGCATGGGACGGCACCTTCGGGGACCGCCTGACCAGCACGCTCAACAAGCCCGTGTGGACGGAGAACCCGGCATGGATCTGGCTGGACGCCGCCACGGCCACCCGCTACGGCGCGGGGTCGTTCCTCAGCCAGTCCGGCATCGACAAGTGGAGCCTCTACACCGTCGCGGTGTGGGCCGACACGCTGGTGAACGACGGCACGGGCGGCCTCGAGCCCCGCATGGCGTGCAACCTCTACCTGCAGTCCAACCAGAACGCCATCACCGCCCTGGGCCAGCTCGCGTCCGTGTTCTTCGGGGTCGTCTACTACGCCAGCGGCCTCGTCTCCCCGGTCGCCGACTTCGACGCGTCCCCGGTGTCGCTGTTCACGAACGCCAATGTGACCGACGGGCGGTTCAGCTACGAGGGCACCGCACGCCAGGCGCGGCACACCGCCGCCGTGGTCCGGTTCCAGAACCCCGCACTGGCCTACGACACCGACGCCGCCGTCTACGAGGACGCGGTGGGCATCAGCAGGTACGGCTACAACCCCCTCGACACCCAGGGCCTCGGCTGCACCACCCAGGGGCAGGCGCTGCGCCTCGCCAAGTGGCTCATCTACACAGAACTCCTGTCGTCCGAGACCATCTCATTCACCAGCGGCCTCGAGGGCTCCGTGTGTAAGCCCGGGGACATCATCGAAGTGTCGGACCAGTTCCGGGCGGGGTCGGTTCGGTTCGGGGGGCGTGTTGCTTCCGTGTCCCCAGCCCTCGGCGACGGGGTGACGGCGTCATTCACGTTCAACGGGCCGTCGCTGTATAAGACGGACTGGCAGGGGACGCAGCTGCTCTATTCGACGGCGCGGACGAATCTGGCCACCTATTCCCAACTGCTCACTCAGACAAATCCCTGGTATCTCTATAACGCCACCATTCCCAGCACGATCACCGCTCCCGATGGGACGACCACCGCCAAAGTAGTGCAAGAAGACTCCACCACGAACAGCCACGGCATCGAGTGGAGCACCTCTTCAGCGCCCTACACGGCGGGGCAGGCGGTTCCTTATGTGTTCTTCGTCAAGCGCAACAGCGGCACCCGGAATCTGCGCTTTACATCTATTTCCGGCGCGAATGGGATGCGCGTCACCCTGAACTTGGACACCCTGGCCGTGGCAAACGCCAGCTATGGGGACGCCAGCTTCACCAGCGGGACCATCACGCCGCTCAGCAATGGCTATTACAGGATCGACCTCCTGGGCATCCCCTCCGCCGCGACTTCTGCATCCAGCCAGAACCTCTACTTCGACATGCTGAACGCCGGCGCAAATACCTACCTGGGCGACGGCACGAGCGGCCTCGCCATCTGGGGGCTGATGATCGGTGCAGTGGGGTCCTACATCCCCACCACCACTGCCCCCGTCACCCTCACCGACTACACCGTCTCCGGCACCACCGCCACGTTCACCCCCA